CTTCTCGATGCCAATCAAGAGATGGAAACATACTCCAGGCCAATAAAAATTTTCCGTCAACAGTGGGATTTGCATTCCACTTTAATTTAACTTCAATTTCCTTGTATCTGAAATACTTGAGGTACACAAGCCTCTGACGAATCAGTGGTGCATTGAGCAACTCAACCAAGATCGGAATATCGAAAACCGTAAATGTCTGAGCGGTGTTGTCTGTGAACAACATCTCGGAGGTCGTAGCCTGAAACTGATATGTTCCAAGATGGACTCCACGAGAGAGTTCCTTAGTTAACTCATGATCAGTATCTCCAGTAGGAGCATCAAATTTTGTGGGCATTATAATTGCTACAGGAGCTTCAGTAGCCTCCTCGTAGTGAGTAGTGTCGTCAATCGTAAAGGAAGTTGTGGGTTCGATAGAAGTTTGATTTGAAGCAAGTCGGATTGTCGCCTGTAGGTTTTGACTCATTAAGCTACAGGAGGGGAAAAGAGCGATATTTCTGGGGCTGCCAGAGATCCATCGCGCTCTAAATAGAGCAGATCGTTACCGGAGATAGGACTAAAAGGTTCTTTTACTTTTCCCAAGCATTGTGAACCATCTGCCATCACATCTCCAGCCTGTTGTTTAGGGTATTCAATTTGTTCGATGAGGGTGCGTAGAACGTAACCTCGATCCAGCTTATAAACGCCAATACCTAATTCGTTCAAAGCATAAGCATAATCGTCCGTGTGTTTGTATTCCAATTCATCATGCAAAGCTAACTCTCGACACATAATGTGAAAGTTGTCTTTCATCTGTAATTCCGGGTTTGCTCGTTTGTTCATCCAATCCATCATGTTGAAAATAACGTCAATTCGAAGCGGGGCGACATATCGTTTAAGCACATCACACTTACGGAAACTTCGTTTTAGAAATTCCACGTCGGCTAAGTTCTTAAACTCCATGACACCATCCGTCTTCTGTTCATCCGTATAAACAAATCCCCACTCGGCAAAACAACGCTTAATATTTTCAGGATTAAAAGCTGCAGGTGCATCTGGTGAAACCCCATAAATGTTGTCATCACCAAAGGTAGCTAGCTTAACCATGCTTTTAAAAAGCGATAATGTTCCACCAAG